CTCAAGTATCTCACCAATAATCCACTTGTTAGCATCGTTCTCAAAGAACTTGGTAGTGGTTATTTCACTTATGGTATCGAGAAACTTATTATCAGTTAAAAGTGCAGATACAACCTTTGATTGAAATGATTGCCCATATTTCGATAAGGTATCTACTGTTTCTTGCATTGACTCTTTTTTAAAACTAATACAAAGATACAAAAATTATTTGAAGAATCCAAATTAATCTGTGATTAAATTTCCGAATGTTGTTTTTAACCAATCATTTATATCTCCAAACGCAGATGTTACTTTGTATTTTAAAAGAACCTTCATAAAATCCATTTTATTTAATGGTTTAATAGGTTCATTAAATCTATCTAAAGTTTTTAGTTTAATAGTACCACTAATATCCACATCATCTAATTGCATCAATTCTCTATTAAGAAGAATTTGATTTTTAGCTTCTATGATATCATTGTATATTTTAATCTTACCTTTAGTTTCTTCTTTTTTCTGTTCTGCTAATCGTAATAAATCATCTACATCCAATTTAACATCTTCTGTAATTTCTGGAAATCTCTTAACTACTGTCTTGATTCCACATCCATATACACCAGGAATGTTATCTGATTTATCACCATCTAAAACTCGATAAAGAAGTAAGTTTTTGGATTCGATACCAAATTCTTCCTTTACACGATTTTTATTATACATTTTCTTTTTGGTAGGTGACCAGACGATGGTTTTATCATCAACCAATTGAAGGAAATCCTTATCAGTTGACATAATCACCGCCTGTTCATCTTCCTTGAGAATATTGGTAGTAATATAAGCCATGATATCATCGGCTTCAACACCATCATATATCATAGTTGTGAGAGGTAATCTATCTAACATTTCATTTAACCAAACGAATTGCCTTTTCATAGATTCTCGTTCATCCTCATCGTTCATCATATCAGCGTACTGACGATTTACTCTGAGTTTGTTTGAATCTCGTTGGGCTTTATAACCACCAAATTTCTTTTTACGAGAGGTTGAACCTCCCTTACCATCAAAAACTACAACAACACGAGTCGGTTGAGTTTGTCTGATTGCATAACCTATTGATTTAAGAACACCAGTTACACCGGCAACATGGTCTCCATCTTCATTCATAGTTGGTATAGATGACCAACATCTGATAAAGGTATTTAATCCATCAATAATAAGGACACGAGAGTTTTTGTGTCTATTGATATTTTGGGTTCTATCAGTTTCAACTGACTCTAAAATGTTCTTGTATAGTTCTTTCATGTAAGAAGTTCTTTGTTTGAATCTTGGTTTTCATAATACTCTAAAGCTTCTAATCTATCAATTGCAGAAGATAAAAGTTCTAATGCTTCTTCTGCGTTTTTGTAGAAATCTTCAGTAGAATGGTCACCAATACCAACTGACTTCTTATCTAATAATTCGAGAGATAGAAGTGCCTTGGCTTTATCAGCTTCGGCACTCTTTCTCAACATTGTAACTAATTTACTCATAATATTTAATCTTGAATAACACCATCGTTATCAATTTCCATTGCATCAATATCTAAGGTATCTGATTTGTATTGAAGGATTTGAGCCTCACATATCTTTTTGTAGATTTGTTCTCTCAAATCATCTCTTTCTTCCATCAATTCGATGAAATCTTTTGATTGGAATTTAATTTCCTCACCAGTTTCAGTATCAATATAAGTGTACCATGCACCTGCTTGTTTAACTAACTTCTCATCTTTCATTACTTTTAACCAAGAACCATAATTATCAATTCCTCTATCAAAGTAAATCTCGAAATCGGTTGAACGAAGTGGTGGGCCCATTCTGTTTTTTACAACTTGACAACGAACTTTCATTCCAACAATCTTATCTTGTCCACCAACCTTCATTTTGATTTGTCCAGTACCTTTTAATCTTAATCGTACAGATGCATGGAAAGCAAGAGCTTTACCACCACTTGTAGTCCAAGGGTCACCGAACGGCATCGCGTTCATCTTCTGACGAAGTTGGTTTGTGTAAACTAATAAAATCTTCTGTCTACCAATCATGTTGGTAATCTTTCTCATCGCCTTAGAGATGATGATTGCTTTATCAGTAGCGTATCCATCTTTACCATAATCCGAAGCAAGTTCAGCTTGTGTTGAAGCTGCTGCAACTGAATCGGTTACAATGGTTACCAATCTATCTTTGGATGTTTCCCTAACTTTTTCAATAATAGTTTCGGTCATATCAAAGATTTGTTCAACTGAATCTGCAGATACATAAAGTAATTTTGAAACATCCACACCGATAGCTTCCAAAAATTCTCTACTTACTGCTGTTTCAGTATCGATTAGTACCGCAACACCTCCTTGTTTTTGTGTTTCTGCAAGAAGGTGTGCTGATACGAGTGATTTACCTGATTGTTCTAAACCAGTTAATTCAACAATTCTACCAACTGGCAATCCACCATATGGGCGGTTAGAAATTGCAACATCTAACATTGCACATCCTGTCGATACCCATCCATCTACGTTTGTAGGTGCACTGTCATCATCAAGGAAAAATGCAACTTTGTTATCTTTGGCTTGTTTGTTCAGTTCACCCGCAAGGATGTCTGCCAAGTCCAGTTCTTGTTTCTTTGCCATAAATTTGGTTTAATTAGTTGTTAAATAAATCATCAAAAGCTGCTGCTACATCATCAGTTTTCTTTGAATCTGAAGTTGTAGTTTCAACTACTGGTTCACTTTTGGTTTCGGTTGAAAGTGTTTGTTTTGGTGCAAGTGTTTCTTGTGATGTAGATTGAGAATCAGTATCTCCTTCACCACTTGGATTTAACCAACCTTCTAATACTGTTTTTAATTCATCATAAGATAATTCTGAATATAAATCAGTAATTTCAGTTTGTGATTCCAAGAAAGAAGTTGCTCTTGATGTATCTTCTGAAATAGGAGATTCACTTGGTTTAACTCTAATTGTTGTAGTTGGGTAAGATGTACCAGCTTCTTCTGCTGATTTGTACTCGATTGTTAAATCTCTACCACTTGTTGGGTCTGTAATATCACCATAATCAGGGTCAGCGATATAACCAAGGATTTCTTGATAAACAGTTTTACCGAATCCCCAAAATCTTACTCCTTCACCTTCTTCACCTCTTACAATAACAGGTACGAAAGTACGAAGTTTTGGCTCCATAGCTTTTGCAGCTTTCCAATCTTCTTTATCACCCATTCTTTTTAGTTTATCCGCAAACTCTACAATAGGGTCTGGTCTACCAAAAGATTGTGGTGAAAGATAGGTTTTGTTGTTAATGTTGTAGTGAAAGTAAAGTTCAATAAAAGGATTATCTTGATTGAACTTGTAAGGAACGATTCTTACTTGATGTTTTCCTGGAGTTGGTTTCCAAAGTGCATCTGTTTTACGTTGTGTGTTTTGTAGTTTGTTCAGTCTACCTCTGATTGCGTTAATGTCTAAAGCCATAATTTTACCTCTTTAAATGTTAATAATTAAGTGTTTTATCGGTGTGTGTTTTATACATATAAATATACAAAAATCGAAAAAACCACCGAAAAATCTTCTCGAATTTCGTATTTTTTTTAACTATTTTCCCCACTTGCCGTTCTTGACAATTTGGGCAATAATTCCATAAACTGATAGGTCTTGGTAAGTATCATTTATAGATTCTCCTACGTTATCTTTACCACCTAAAACTACGAGTTGTTTCAATCTCATAATCTTATCGTTCATTCTAAACCAAAGACCTGTTAAAGAAACTTTCTTTTCTTCATCTGTTTCTAATTTAGTACCAACAGAAATGTTTTCTGGTCCATAATTAGATTGTTTTTTACAAAACAATTCATATTGGTCAAATAATATACGTTTGAATTCCATAGTAGTTTCAGGATAAAGTTTTTCAATCTCCTCTACTATTTGAGGGTCATCATATCTGATTACCTCGTACTCTACTTCATCTTGTGCAATAAAATTTAATTTATGTGCTCTTGTTGGTTTTTGTTCTACTATTTTTGGTTGAGTAGTTTTTGTAGTTTTTTTCGCCATAACCTTTTTAATAATCTTTTACAAAGATACGAAATTATTTTTAATTAAACAAATCTTTTCCAATTTTTTTCTTCTTTATATGCAGCCACTTCATAAGGATGGTCATTATAATTATAACCCATTTTATAATATCGTTTCATCCAAGAAGGAGATTGTAAGTAATGTTGGTACTCGTGAACCAATGTTTCAATAATATGTTTTTTAGATTCCATCTTTGGATAATAGATGAAAATTGCATTTTCCATTGAACAATATTCTGCATCAGGATTTTGTTCTCCCTCCATATCATCTTCACCACTTAATCGTGCATAAATTGAAGTTTCGTAATCAATATAAGGGGTACATTCTTGGAAGTTTGAAAAGCCATAATACTTTTCAATCTTGGGATAAACTTCTTTGACTATTTTTTGAATTGTTTTAAGCTTCATATATTATCATTTACAATGTAAATATACGAAATATTTTTGAATTATCCAAATTAATTTTGATTAAATTCTATTACCTCGAAGATTCTCGTAGAAATCTTTTTTGTGCCTTCTACGTTGGTAACAATGATTGAGTTTTTGAATCTATCCCAATCAATAGAAAAAGATTTATCTAAAACCCCACCATTCTCTTCTTTAACTAACTCGTTGAGTGCGTTAATGGTATATAGTGTATTACTTTGTTTTTTACGATGTACCAATATAGTATCCTCCAAAGGTCTATCTGGTCTAACCGAAGTATCTATATTATATGTAATAAAAAGTTCATCCAAATTACCCTTATTCTGGAGTACATAGATATAGTTGTAAACTATGTGATATGTCTCTCTAATAAGTTGTAGGGTATTTTGGAGTTCCTCTTTAGTTGTAAATGTACAGAGTAACTGTGTTTGCATTTATCTTTCCTATCTTTTATTCTTATATAAATATAAAATATTTAAAGGAAAGGTTGAGATAATAAACTTAATCGGAGTTACCTCGATATATGGGGATTATTTACCCATTAGGACAGTTTGTTTAGCTAAACATTTTTGAAAATCCTTATGATATGCTATTGTATCTTGCATAGAACCACCAGGTCCTGTTTTAGACCTTGCTGTTTGATAACCTATTTCTTTACCAGCTCTATCATAAATAATTACTTTACGATTATCATAATTATCTACTTTGATTTCAATACCATCATCAACACTCTCATCTTCTTCTAATCCTAAACATCTTTTGATAGTATCGGCATCACCCACGACCGAAACATCCAAATCTTGAAGTTCTACATCAGAGGCGGGTTCTCCTAATGAACCATCTGAGTTAACTAATACAAATTCTTTTCCTCTTTTTTCATATAGATTACCATCAGAATCTTGTTTTAAATCTTTGTAGTTATATTCACCCATTACAGTTTCAAACTTATCGTTTGGAATTCCACCAGGGTTATGACCTTCTGCTATATCTAAATGTAATCTCTTTTTCATTCTTTTAGCAAAAGCTTTATCACCGCTACCTTCTTTGATTTGATTCATTTCTTCTCTGAGAGAATTCAATTCTTCAGTTTGTTTATCGTAATATGAATTTAATTCATCTTCATCAAACACAGGTTCTCGTGGTGTTCGTTTTGTTGTTAATTCCTCTTGATTTTGTTTTGGATTACCAAATACACCATATAATCTTGTAATAATTTGAACATCATCATCTCCCATACCACCTTGAGCTCTACTTAATTCAGGGTCAGCTGTTGACATATATCCTGTATAATGTTGATATATTTCTATTTCTTGTTCTGGTGTAAGATTTTTTAAATCATATCCTTTTTCTTTAGCAAAGGATTTTACAGATTTATGACCTATAAGCTTTTTCCAATACTTATCACCAGAGGTAGAAACTGGGTTTTCTTCACCTTCACCACCTTTTAATCTTGATATTGCAGATTTTGCAATTTCAATATCGTTTGAATCTTCAGACATTTTATTTTGTTGTTGTCTAATGTACTGAACTTGGTTTTTTCTATGTTTAGAAATATTATCTTTAGTTTTTTGTTGAGCAGTTTCTAATGATTTCTTTTGTTCTGAATCATATCCTTCTACAAGATTTCCAATTTCGTCAATTTCTTTAGATGGTGAACCATTTGAAATAGTATCAGCAGATGTCATTTTATTTGAAGTGTGGTAGATAAATGATTTACCTGTTGATTCATCAATAACCACAACCATAGTATCAGTTGGATTATCGCCACCACCACCTTCTAAAATAATTTTTTCATACTCATCAATAGGAATTCCATTTACCTCAGTTACCCCTTTATCTCTTAAAGTTTTTACAGTATTTGTAAGTGAATCTTTTGAACCACCAACATGACCAGTAGTTGTAGTTTTTGGATTTAATCCTTCATCTTCTATAAGTTTACCTACTTTTTTAAGCTCTCGTTTAGCACCTTGTAAAGCACCTTTTCTTATTTCTGGTTTATTATATGATTTACCTAATTTAGTTTCTGATAATTTATTTTTTAAACATTCATCTGCCTTTTTAATATCAAAATTGTTTTCAGATAAACAAGACATTCCATATCCTACTGCAACTTCAGCAACTGCAGATGATGGAGAACCAGGTACTTTTTCTTCACCATTTAAAACATTTTCTTTATTAGGCCCATCAATACCATTAATATTTTGAGTAGAAGTAATTCCTTTTGTATTTTCTAAATATCTTTGATTTTTTTCTCTATTTTCTTTAGTTTTTTCAAAAGTTTGTTTTCTTTTTTCTTCTTGTGCAAGTTCTGGATTTAATTTCTTTGCTATTTCTTTCTCTTTTTTTCTTTGTGCTTTTTGAGATGGAGTACTAAAGGTTTTCTTTATGTTGTTTTTAGTTTGTTCTTCTTCAGCTGAATTCTCATCACCTTCAGAGTCTTGTTCACCACCACCTCCTTGAGAACCAATTTCTTTATTTATCTTTTCTCTTTCGGGTGTTCCTGGTGCAGGTAAAAGTTTTTCAGCCTCGATTCTACCTGGTGAATCTTTTGGTGAAGTTAAA